GCTATAAATGTAACATCAGAGTTGTTGCTGTTTAGTCCAAGAAGATGATTCGCTCCACCATAAAAAGGAAGAGTGCTGCTTCTAAAATTAGTAATATTTGTATTTGTGAGCCATGATGCTCCGAGACCAAGATTGGTTCTGGTATTGCTTGCAGTATTAGAGTTGAAACTTATTCCGTTTGTTGAAATAGAAACAGATGAGTCATCAAAACTTATTCCGCTCCCATTAGAATTCATTGAAACAAAATTAAAATATGCGTTACCTGAAGTAATAGATCCGCTGTTTCCAACGCTCAAATTGCTAAATTGAACGGAATCTCCGGTTCCTAGACCAATCGCAGAACGAAAGTTGGTGGCATTAGTGTTGGTTAACCAAGTTGCTCCCAGACCAAGATTGGTTCTGCTAATAGACGAATTAACCAAAACATTTGTTCCCGTAAAATAAATAGGAGAATTTTGAGCCTGACTGGGAATATTCACCCAATCTGAGCCATTGTAAATAAGTCGAATAGATTCATTCGGGTTACTAAGCGTGGTAAAATTTGTTATATTCCCTTCTTTTCGGACTCCCGTCAAAGAACTCGTTGTTCCTAAATGAACAATTGTAACCATATCTCCATTGGTCGCTGATTCCAAAACTGTCGGTAAATCTAATGTATTTGTTATATTGGTTGCTCCATCAAAAAAGCTATAAACCAAAACATGACTTCCGTTTGTAACGTTATGCGTTGACGCATTGGTAAAAGATTGGATTCTAGAGTAATAAGCGGCGATATTGCTACCTCCCCAAACAAAATTTGTAGGACTAACAACATTACCATTTGAATCAGTCAAAACAGGATTTGTCCCAACTCCATAAAGCGCAGAAATAAATCCAGATGCAGTTGTGTTAGTCAACGCAGACCAACCAAGTCCAAGATTGCTTCTTGCTTGCGATTCGTTGGTCGCACTTGTTCCACCACTAGAAATGGTAAGCGTTCCAGACAAATTTGAAAAATTTAAAGCCCCAATATTTGTCGCCGGAATAACTCCAACAAGACTTGTTGCCTGAAGGTTTGTTAATGCGCCCCCATTTCCAGAAACTAAGTTGCTTAATGCCGATGAAGGCGGTTGAAATGCACTAGATGGATTAGTTGCAGCAGATCCAAGACCAATGGCATTACGAAAATTGTTATTATTAGTATTAGTCAAAGCCGAAAGAGTAAGGCCAAGGCCGGACCTTGCATTAGAAGCATCTGCGCTCCAAAAATTAGTGGGGCTTACCACGGAATTATTTGTTCCAACAAGAACACTGCGCGTTTGAGCGTTTGCTGAAACAAGTAGCCCAAAACTTAAAATTGCAATTAGTAGATTTTTCATTTGTTACATTCTCTGAGTCCAGTATTTAGCGTTAAGAGAAACGCTGTAATCATCTGGAAGAATAATTGAAGGAGAAGATTCTGTAGCGGTTCCAGCAACCAGTTGATAAATATGAGGAACCCCAGAAACCACCAAGAAAATACAAATTCCTATAGGATAAATTCCTGTTGATGTTACAAGCCCGTCAAGGTCGGTTGTAGCTCCGCCCGTAAGCCCAGTAATGGATGGCTCTACACGAAATACGTTAACGCTAGGCGTTGCATCGGATTCTTGGGAAAATCCGATTATTGAAGAAGAAGGAATTGGTATACAAATTTTGCTCATCGTGTTACCTCTGGGGAAATAATGACATTACCCTGTAAGATTCTAGTGACAACCGATCCCAAGGTCAACTCAAGATCGTAAACGGCGGTATCACAAACGCTAAGATTGGCCGTATCTGCCGCCGAAATAAAAAGATTGATAGCTCCGGTAGTAAAGTTTCCAGCAGTTCCAAGAGTAATTCGCCCATTTGAAGTGGATAGCTCAAGAATTACTGCCTTAGATTCAGGCTTGGAACGAATATGCATTTTTGCCGTGTAACCAGTTAGGTCAATTGGAACAGACGGCGATCCGCTTTGCCAATAAAGAGTCTGATTAAAGGTCGCGCCCTGAAAAATGCAAATATCCGCTTCTGCAATAGGTAGTTGAGCCATAAAAATTCAGCCTAGAATCTACCAATTCGATCTAAGAGTCAAGGACTGTTTAAGTTTTTTGAATGTCTCTTTATTGATTCGTTTCTTTTCTTCGATTGCCTCTGATCCTGCCATGGCTCCAAAAACTTTACGGGCCACAAATAGTCCAACTGCAAATGAGTCAAATAAGTCGGGAGATTTTCCAATCCGTTTTTTCATGTCAGTCTTGGATTCAATGATGATCTTTCTGTTTCTTCGGGCGTATTTTCTCTGTGTCATCTCCCAAGCAAGATCAGAATTAATTCCCTTAAGTTGTTCACATTCAAGAAAATATCTAGTAACAAAACAAAGTTCGCTGGACATATTGTGGAACAATTCTTTGCCGACTTGCGGTTTTCCGGTCTCTTCGTTTCTCATGGCATATTGCGCGCTAACAGGAAGATCTGAGGCCGAACCAGCAAAACTTACAGAATGCCAACCCTTAAGAAGTTCTCTTTCTCCAATAGACCAGAATATTCCACCAGCCGAGGCGTCTACACCCATCCATTGGTTTGGAATACCAAGCTTCTTGGAAAGATCATAGATCTGCTCAATCATTTCATACTGGAAATCCTGAGTAGATCCAGCCCTTCGGTTGAGGACATATTGTTTTTCAACAGCAATTGCCCATTTTCCTGTAATCAGTCGCCCATACTTCAGATGGGTAAATACAAACCTATCTCCGCCTTCTGTGTAACTTGGATCGATTCCAGCTATATCTTTTGGCATTCCGTCCCAGATAGGCTTATCCAATCCCCCGTGACGAGCCAGAAGAATATCTGACACAATGGTGGAATCATCAGCATCCGCTGGAGGCCAGAAACCCCTAAACTTTCTCCAATACTGAGGATTAAGCTCTCCAAGTTCTTTTCGGGCGATAGCCACATCATTGGGTTTTGGAAGAAATGGATATCGTAGCCCCTTACCCTCTTTAAATGATTGTTCATTTGGATTATCTTTTTCAGAGTCAAACCTCAAACATAGCCCCTCAATACCAGCTACCTTGACTTTCCAGTTTGAGGTATCCTCATCAACGCTCATCCATCCCTTGATCGGTTCGCAGAACTTTCCATGGGGATCAAAAATCGAAGATGGGTTTCCTGCCCCAACCACATAAAGTTCTTGTGCTCCTTTAAATCCCCAGATTGCTTCGTTAATTACAGAAGCGGAACAGTCCTGCAATTCGTCAATAATTAAAGCAATCCGTTTATTTTTTTTCCCTTGAAGTCGTTTCTGAGCATCATCTTTAAATTCATCGCCAGCAGCCAGAAGCATAATTGATGAAGCGTCACTAACGCCTACTTCTGGATCTATTTGTTTTCCTTCTTCATCAGATAGCTTGATAATGTCCATAGACTCAATCAAGCGACCCGGAGCAACGCCTATGGCTTGAGCTTCACGATACATTTTTACAAGCGCAGACCAGATTCGCTGTTTGGCATCGATTTTACTGGTGGAGATAACAATGCACATCGTATTGAGCGGGTCTGCAAACCAGTTAACCAAAGCAAAAGCTGCCATATCCCAAGACTTTCCTGAGTCTGTTCCGCCAGCAAGCCCTGTAACACTTCTTACGAACTTTGTTCCATTTGCCTCATCGGTTTCCTCATTGACCATACAAAAAGCTTGTGCGCGCAATTCTGCCCACTTGTGCCACGCATATGCTGGCCATATGGCAGTTACAACATTTCTATAATGCCTTGCTTTGCCAAGCCCTCCATCCTCTGGCTTGAGACCCATTGCATAAGCATCAAGCTCTATTCTTAAATCTGTAACCTTTTGGCCATGACGGGGATACCAAAGCCTTCCATATTTTTCAACAGCCCCATCTTCGGGATTTTGATTTGCCATAAAAGAAACTTAGATTAACCTATCAGCAATGGAAAACAAGAAGAAGAGTTCAAAAACAGATTGGGATTCACCAGAAGGAAGATATAAAAAGCAAACGGCATTCCGCTTATATG